AGGTTGCCAACATAGCAGAGAGCGCATAAACTGAACCTGGCAGTCCATGTGTTCTCCTGAAATCCTCTGCACTTCCCCGTAGAGTTGGCCCCCAGCAATTGGGGGTTCTTTTTTTGGTAAAGCTGTAGTAAAATCAAGCAGTTAGACCTTGCCTTGCGCAAGCAATTGCCACCAGCCCACCAAAACCCTATCATCAGCGGATCTTATGTCACTGGAAGATGTGATGCCCAAAACCGCCAAACCCAAAGCCCAGGCCGCGCCCCAAGCCGCGCCAAAGAAAACTGGCCGCCCCAGCAAATACACCCCCGAGATCGCACAAGAGATCGTGGAGCGCTTAAGTAACGCTGAGCCATTAAGACAGATATGCAGAGATGAGGGTATGCCCGAGTGGCGAACCATTTACGACTGGATGTACCGGGATGATAAGGAAGTTGCTTTGGGGCGCGGAGTCGGTCTTTCTGCAGCCATCGCACGCGCACGGGAGATCGGATACGACAAGATGGCCGAGGAGTGCCTCGAGTTAGCCGACACGCCCAAGTGGGGCACTAAGCAGGTTGAAACTGAAGGTGGCGTCATCGTTACCAGGGAGGACATGCTTGGCCACCGCAAGCTGCAGATCGAGACACGGCTCAAGCTGCTGGCCAAGTGGAACCCCAAGAAGTACGGTGAGAGACTGACCCACGCTGGCGATGCTGACAATCCCGTAGCCGTGCAGGCTGACGTCAGTATCTTCGATGCCATGCTCAAGAACCTCGAGGCTAAGAGACAGCTTGGGGACAAGTGACCTCGAGGTCCTGCTCAAAGATCCACAGATCCGCGAGCAGTACACCAGGCTAGAGCCACAGGCTGCTGCTGCTTGGGCCTGGCGCATGATGTGGCTCACTCGAGCACTCAAGCACCAGATCCTACCGCACGGTGACTGGTGGTCCATATGGCTCATGCTGGCAGGCCGCGGTGCCGGCAAGACCAGGACAGCAGCCGAGCAGATTGGCTGGTGGGCACAGTCCTACAAAGCCACCAGATGGCTCGTAGCGGCTCCAACGAGCAGTGACGTGAGGGGTACATGCTTCGAGGGTGATTCGGGCCTCCTGAGCGTGATTCCTGCGGTCCTGATCGCTGATTACAACAAGGCCTTGCATGAGATCAAGCTGACCAACGGCTCGCTGATCAAAGGCATACCGGCTAGTGAGCCTGAGCGCTTCCGCGGTCCGCAGTTCCATGGTGGGTGGCTCGATGAGTTAGCCGCCTGGGAGTACATCCAAGAAGCCTGGGACCAGATCCAGTTTGGCATGCGACTAAAGCTGCCTGACATGAAGACCAGGCTGATCTGCACGACAACACCCAAGCCCAAGGACCTGATCATCGACCTGATCAGCCGCGAGGGTGATGATGTGGTGCTCACCACCGCAAGCACTTACTCAAACCTGGATAACCTGTCTGAGAACTTCAAGCGCCAGATCCTGCAGTACGAGGGCACCAAGCTTGGCCGCCAAGAGATTTACGCTGAAATCATCGACCCCGAGGAAGGCGGCATTGTCCAACGGGATTGGTTCAAGCTTTGGCCTGCTGACAAACCCATACCCAAGCTCGAGTTTGTGGTCCAAAGCTATGACTGCGCCTTCACTGAAAAGACGGTCAACGATCCCACTGCAAGCATCACTTTCGGTGTCTTCAAGCCACAGGACGGTGGCATGTGCGTACTGATCATCGACGCCTGGCAGGACCGGCTGCAGTACCCCGACCTCAAGCCCAAGGTCATTGACGAGTACGAAATCATCTTCGGTGAGGGTAAGACCGCCAAGAAGGTGGACCTGGTACTCGTGGAGGACAAGGCCGCCGGCATCGTGCTGATCCAGGACCTGCAGCGTGCGCACATCCCCGTGAGGGCCTATAACCCTGGCAGGGCTGACAAGATCCAGCGCTTATCGATTGTGGCCAACATCGTGAAAGCAGGAAGGGTATATGTGCCCGAGTCCAGCAACAGGCCGGGTTATGTCCGCGACTGGGCTGAGGCCATGGTCACGCAGATCTGCAGCTTCCCGAATACCGATCACGATGACTTTTGCGACGCCTTCAGCCAGGCGCTCAGGTACCTCAGAGACGCAAGTTGGCTCAACATCGACCCGCTACCGCCTGATGACTACGATCCCGAGGACTATGTGGACGCAGGCATCACGAGGACCAATCCGTATGCAAGCTAACCGCAAAGGGTTATCATCCCGCGCAAACGGAGGCCATCGATGAAGCCCAAGCCAACAGACGCGAAGAAGGTACTCGAGATGCTGTACGGTGCGCCCAAGCCTGCCGTCAGCCGCCTGGACATGGGCTTCAAGGATGTGACCAAGCGCATGCCTGAACTGCAGCAGGCTGCCAGGCTTTACGAGCAGGGCAAGATCACCCGCGAGCAGTACTACGCCATCGTTGACCAGCTAAAGCCTGTCACGCCTTATGACTTCATACCCAAGCCTGCCACGGCTGAAGAAGCACTGGCAGCGCTCTCAAAGGACAAGGTCAAGGACTTTGGCCGCACTGATGTGCTTACGCCAGGCGAGACAATCCTGAGCAGGCTCGACATCCCCGCGTACTCGCAAAAGGGCACTTGGGTTACATCACAGCACCGCTTAAAGCCGCCTGCTGATGAGCCTAAGACCATTTACACCCCGACCATGATGCTCGAGGGCGAGACCAAGATGCTGCCCGGCACCGGGGCTGCTCGTAGGGTTGCCAAGGGTGAAAAACAGAAATCATCCTTTGCCACCATCCGCGGCGCTTATAAGCCTGGCAGTGACGAGGAAGCCGTTGAGAGGGCCATGGAAGCCCTGCGCAGCAAGGATTACGCCCAGATCGGCTATGACCCCGAGCGCCGTGGCCACTTCTACGATCGCAGGACTATGGAGCCGATCATCGGCACTGAGGAAGGCATCATCCAGATCGGGCCGCTCGTGCTGGGCAAGAAGCCTGTCCGCGGTAAGCCTGAAGACTTCGAGTACAAGGAAGGCGGCGCAGTCCACATGCAAGACGGTGGAAGTCCTCTTGATCAATTTGCTGCCAAATCTCGCGGCGTATCATCGCTACCAGGCTATGGTGAAGGCGCACAAGATATTCAGCAGGCTCTTGCAGCCATACAAGAAAGTCCGGCTGGGCGTATAGCATCCGGCGTCGGCGAACTTGCTGAGGGTTACATGTCCGGCGCTGGATCAACAGACTTGCAAAAGATTGGTCAGGGCCTATCAATGATTCCGATGCTTGGTTTGCCAGCAACGGTTTCAAAGACAATAAAAACTGCAAGAGTTGGTGACGCAATCACTGACTCACTGCGGGCCAAATATCCCAATGTAGACATTTCTGTTATTGGTGATGACAAGCTTCATCTAAGCAAAATCGTAGTCCCAAAAGATCAGCGCAATCAAGGATTGGGTACGCAGGTCATGGATGATCTTGTAAAACAGGCTGACGATGTTGGTGCAACCGTCACCCTATCGCCATCAGCAGACTTTGGTGGCAACAAGGAAAGACTAAAAGATTTTTACAAGCGCTTTGGCTTTGTGCAAAACAAAGGAAGAAACAAAGACTTCACCATATGGGAGTCTATGTATAGGGCGCCCCAAGAAAATTTGCCAACGAACTTCAGCGATCTTGGTGCAATGGCTACCCAGGCTTATGCAGACTATAAAGCTAATCCAAATCAGTTAAATGCTTTGCGCTACCAACGCATCAAAAAGGCTGCTGATGATGCTTATGTAAAAACCCAAGCCACTCCATCAAAACCAGTAGTGACTGATGAAGATTACAGAGGCCTTCATACTGCTCCAACAAGAGCCAGCGGGGCGCCATTACATGCTTTAACTCAGACTTATCCTGATGACATTTATTCAAGCAAAGCATCTCAATACTATGGTCATGGAGAGCCACGAGATGCAGCGGTTGTATCGCTTGCACAAAGCTTTAAGGGCAGGCCGCATCAAATGGTGACTGTATATCGAGCCGTACCCAAAAATGCCAAGGGTAGTATCAATGCTGGCGACTGGGTAACCATTGACCGCCCTTATGCCAAATCCCATGGTGAAAGTGCGCTACGAGGCGACTATAAGATTTTGAGCAAGCGCGTTCGAGCTAATGAAATATTCACCAATGGCGACTCGATTTACGAGTGGGGTTACGATCCAGTTGAAGCAATCAAGAAAGCCGCTGGTGGCGCCATACACATGCAAGACGGTGGCGATCCCACCCAAATGTTCAACTTTAATCCCATGGCCGCCAAGGCTGCCAAGCAAAAGAAGATGCGTGAGTCCACGCCTGAGACACCGCTCGGTGCGCTCAGCCGCGGCTTTGCTAGTGGCTTATTCGGCAACATTGAAGACCCGGTGCCTTACACCGGCAGCATCATGGAAGGCTCGCCACAGCGGCAGCAATCGCAGGCAAACCTGCGCGAGATTGGCCGCAATATCGGCGCACTGACAGACATCGGCGGCATGGTTACGCCATTTGCTAAGCCCGCAGCGCAAGCCGTAACACGCGGTGCCACAGCACTGGGTAGGACAGGCCTTGAGCAGGTCGATCGCGCCATGTTTGGCGAAGGACCACTGGCCTCACTGGTTGCGCCTGTAGCACCACTACAAGCCGTGCCAAGGGTTCAAGCACCTGTCAGCAGGCTTGGCTTTTACGATCCCGTCGAGCAGGCAGGGCTGAACATCCAGCGCAAGCAAGGGCCAGGGCAAGCCTTCCTGAACGAGCTACAGCGCTCAGAGAATGTCAGCAAGGACTTCCTTGAGGCATCAGGCATCGCTGAAAAGCTGCGCACCGCACCCAACATCACCCGCGATGAAGTGCAGGCTATGACCAAGGGCGCAGTGCCCGAAGTCGAGGAGTTAGTCCTTGGCGACATAAAAGGCATGGCGCTTGGCAAAGAGCAAAAGATCGCCAGTCAATTGGTTAGTAGCATTGACTCAAGCCCTAAAAGTCATATCAATTTGACTGGTATGCAAGGCCCAGTGTTTTCAGACGAGGCCCTTTACTATTTACAGGACGGAACCGTAACGCCCGACCAGTTCCCTGAAGGCCTGCAGCAGCTTGCTCGTGACTACATCAACGCTCACAAGACTGCGCAAGAGACTAAAAATATTCCGACAAAATGGGATCGAGATGACTTAATACTTCCAGGTGGAAGCAACTATCGTGAGGTTTTGCTTAAAGTTCCAAGCACAAGACCAAGCCTTAAAAATATGTCTCGTGAGGAATATAACCGAGCGATTGAAGAGGCAGATCGACTCGGCCTGAAAGACTACACACACCAGCATTGGGGCAGTACGCCCAATGTTGTAGCCCATATCCGCATGAATGATCGCACTGACTACAACGGCAACAAGGTGCTTTTCATTGAAGAGATACAGTCCGATTGGGCGCAAGAAGGCCGCAAGAAAGGCTTTGCAGATAAGCCATTAACAAGGGATGACTTGGTCGCCACGGTTAACAATTCTGCTGACAGGCCGTATTGGGAAGTGCGCACTAAAGATGGCCTTTTTATTGCCAACACGGGGCTTGGCGATAAAGAGATCAGCGCCCAAGAAGCAGTTGATGAGGCATTGCAGTTAGTTAAAACGCGTGGCGATAGGCGTATTCCTACCGGGCCATTTGTTAGAAACACCAATGAATGGGTTGACCTATCCCTGAAGAACATCATCAAGCGTGCAGTCGATGAGGGTTATGACCGCGTAGCGTTTATCAATGGCAAGCAATCTTCTGACCGTTACAACATGGCCAACTATGTTGAAAACATTCAGTGGGATAGCAATCCAAGCAAATTTTCGTTTGGCAAAAGCGGCGCAGAGAAAACTGTAGTCATCAACATGCAGGATGGGAATCCAATTCGATTGCCCATCACGCCTGATGGCAAAGTGCAAAGTGGCCGCGGCACTCCATTTGATGGCAAAGATCTTGATGAAATCATCGGCAAGGATGCCGCTAAAAAGATCATGGCCGGTGAAAAGGGCAGCCTTGAAGGTGAGGGGTTAAGCATTGGCGGCAAGGGCATGAAAGACTTTTACGACAAAATCGTGCCCGATCGCCTGCGCAAGCTAATTGGCAAAGATAAAGTCAAAAACATACCAGGGGCCTTAAAGAATGCTGTGCCAGATCCTTACATTAAATATTACGAAGGTGATAACAAATTTAATGTTTATGACGATAGGTCTGGCGAGTTGTTAAATTATTTTGACACGCTTGATGAAGCAGAGACTTACATAGCCAAGCTTGAAAAAACACATCCAGCCTTACCTCAGCTAGGCTTTGACATCACGCCTGAGATCCGCGAGAAGTTCAGCAAGCCCATCCCTTACAAGAAGGGCGGTGCTGTCCGCATCTCTGACAATCCCGACACCATGCTGCTTGAGCTAATGAATGCGCCACGGATGCAGGCCGGTGGCAATCCTGTTGACCGCTTCATGGGCAAGACGCCCAAGCGCGGTGTGTCCTCATTGCCAGGCTATGCCCAAGGCAACATTCTGCAAGACATCGAGTCAGTGGCTCCGCGTTTTGCTGGCGGTATTGATGCGGCACTTACGGGCCTGCCAATTGTTGGCCGCACCTTGGTATCACCTGCCGTCACTGCCGGCACCTTTATCAAAGAAGCAATCAAGAGCGGCGACCCTTCAG